CTCGGCGACGCAGGCGAACATCATTCGCCGCGTGCTGGTGAAGCGTGCGCAGCCGATCAAGGAAATGGCCAAGCAGTTCGCCCCGAGTAACACCGGTTTCCTCGGCTACTCCGTCAAGATCCAGGAGCGCACAGGAGGCGCTGCAGGCCGCGCGGCGTTCGCCGCTACCATGATGAGTGGCGGCGACAAAGCGTCTGCCGGCAAGGCCGCACGGGCCGCCAATCGCGGCATGAAGGGCATCACCGAGATTTACATCGGGCCGAATGCCGGACCGCGCGAGATTGCGGCCGAGTTCGGCACGAAATATCGCGCGCCTCACGCCTTCATGCGGCCGGCATGGGACGCCAACCGCGACCGCATCCTCCCCGGCCTGGCCGATGACATGTGGGTGGAGCTTAAGAAGGCCATCGCCCGCAAGGAGAAGCGTGCCGCGAAGCTGGCCGCAAAAGCACTGGAGATTGGCTGATGGTCGCTCGTGATGCGCCCCGAGACATGGAGGTCGGATAGTGGAAGAGGCATTGCGCACGCTGCTCCTGCAAAGCTCCACCCTTGCCGGGCTGGTGGGCGAGCGTCTTCAATGGGGCGCGCGCGAGCAGGCGACCGCTCTCCCAGCCGTGACGCTCAACAAGATTTCCGGCGCGCCGTTCTATGACGATGACGGTGAGACGGGCTTGGACCAGTTCCGTGTCCAGGTGGATTGTTGGGCCGACACGATGACCGCGGCGAAACAGGTCAGCCGCGCGGTGCGTGGTCAGATCTCGGGCTATGGTCCGACGAACGATTTCCGCTATATCGAGATCGACGCCGAGCGCGACATGCGCGAAGGTGGTGCAAATCAAGAAGCTTACGAGTATAGAGTGTCCATCGACTTCATCGTCTTAAGCAGGAGTTTTTAGAACATGGCAGCATTTGCAGGCCGCCAGATTACGTTCCGTTGGGGCGATGAAAGCCCGCAGGATACGATTGAGGGCGTGCGTGAGAAGGGCGTGGAGCTGAATGGCGAGCCGATTGACATCACCAGCGATGACGATGCTGGGTGGCGCCGGCTGCTCGCCATCCCGGCTGAGAACCAGGTCAACCTCAAGATCTCGGGCGTCACCAAGTCGGCGCGGCTCAAGCGCGACTGGCTCAACGGTGACCGCTATGCGCAAGCCACGATCACGTGGCCGGATGGTGGCCGCCTGACCGGCGATTTCTTCCTCAGCACTTACAACGAGACGGGCGCATACAACGGCGCCACGACGTTCGAAGCGTCGCTGATGAGCAGCGGCGTGGTCACCTACAGCCCGGTGGGATCGCCGCTCTAATGTTCTCACCGATCACGCTGGATTGGAAAGGTCAGCCGGTCACCATACCGGCTGATGCTTTGTTGGGGGCAATCGCCACCGTCGAGAAGGTCGTGACCTTCAACGAGATGCTGGAATTCGACCGGCGCCAAGCCTACCCCGGCGCGCTGATGGCGCGCGCATATGGTGCGCTGCTGCGATACGCTGGCGTCAAGGTCACAGACGAGGAAGTCTATGCGGGCCTGTTCGGTGACGCCGAGCTGGCTTCCAACGTCACAGGCTCGATGCAAATCCTCATGGTGATGATGGTCCCGCCGCATCTGCGCCGCGGCGAGATCGAACCGCCGGTGACAGCGGTGGGTGATGCGCCTCCCCCAAAATCGAAGCCGGCGAGGCATTCGGGCTCGTCCAGCACTATTTCGCGCTCCTCATCGCGAACGAGTGGTGCTCGCCGGTCGAATTCTGGAAGCTCACGCCGTGGCAAGTCCACTGGATAGTTGATGCGCGCATGCCGGTGCGCATGATAGGCACACAGACCGAGGATCAAATTCGGCAGATCTATCGCGAAACCTACGGAGACGAATAAGCCATGGCCGGCAGCGCAACAGTCGGAAGTCTCCGGGTCATCATGGGCATGGATGCGGCCGACTTCGATGCGGGAGTGAAGCGCATCGAAGCGGGCATGGGTGGCATGGTGGTGAAGTTCGGCGCTGCCGCGGCGGCCGGTACCGTCTTCGCCAACACACTCATTGCCGGCTTCCGCGCCATCGGCCATCAGCTTTCCGGCTTCGGCGAAGCGATTAAGCGCGTCGGTGACTTCGTGGATGCGAGCCAGAAGTTCGGTGTGTCGGCCGAGAGCCTGATGGCGTTCGGCCACTCGGCCGACCTCGCGGGGACATCGATCGAGGGTCTCTCGCGTGGTCTGCAAAAGCTCAATGTGGCGATGACCAACGCCGCGACAGGTGAGGGTGGGAAAGCGGCCGACACGCTCAAGGCGCTCGGCCTGTCCGTTACGGATGCCGGCGGCAAGATGAAGAGCACAGAGGATGTGCTCGTGAAGATGGCCGATAAGTTCGCCGACATGGAGGACGGCGCGGCAAAGACCGCCATGGCCGTGGCCATCTTTGGTAAGTCCGGCGCTGAGCTTATCCCACTCTTGAACCAGGGCAGCAAGGAACTCGCTCGCCAAGCCAAGGAGGCGCGAGACCTCGGCCTCGTGTTGGACAATGAGACCGCGCGAGGCCTGGAGGCGTTCGGCGATAGGTGGGAGACCAGCCGAAAAACAATGCTCGGTTTCTGGACGCAGCTCGCCGGCCAGTTGCTGCCGACCATGAATTTCATGCTGGACAAGATCAAGGAGTGGTTGGGTACCGAGGGCGGCGTTAAGTCGTGGGCGAAGTGGGCGGCCGATGGCGTCAAGGCTGTGGTCGAATATGCTTTCGAGGCTGGCGCGGCATTCGCGCGTCTGCGCGAGAACGTCGCGGCAGCGGGCACGGCGTTCGCGAATTTCTTCACCGGCAACTGGTCCAAGATCGCCGAGGACAACGCCTCGTCTGCCCAGCGCATGCTGGAGATCGACCAAGGCCTGAATGACAACCTCGCCCGGTTGCGCGACGAGCGTATCAACGCCGACATCGAGGGCGAGAAGCGGCGCGGCGACGCGTTAGTGACAATGCGCGCCGCGACCACACACCAGCTCACCGAAGGTGAGAAGGAACTCAACCGCCTCCTGGAGGAGAAAAAGCGGCTGACCGAGGAGCTTGCCACGCCTAATGAAGCGCTCATCGCCCAGCTTGAGAAGATCGATATCCTGCAGGCGCACACCGGGCTGTCGGCCGAACTTGCAGGCCGCGCGATGCAACAGGCCGCATGGGGTGCGGCAAATGCGCACGCGGGTGCGGCGAGCAAGATCATGGGCAACCTGCAGGGCGTGTTCGGCAAGGCCAAGGGCTTCGCCATCGCCCAAGCGGTCATCAACACCTTCGAGGCATTCACGGCCGCGCTCAAGGGTCCGCCCGGGCCGCCCTGGTCATATCCCATTGCCGCTTCGACGCTCGCCGCCGGCTTCGCGCAAGTGCAGAACATCAAGAGCACAAATCCAGGCTCGGCGAGCGGTGGCAGTAGCGGTGGAAGCTCGGCCAGCGCATCCGCGCAAGCCACGGCGCCGGCTGTCCAGCAACAGGGAATGTACGTCAACCTGCAGGGAAGCAGCTTCGGCCGTGAGCAGGTGATTGGCCTCATTGACCAGATCAACCAGGCGGGCCGCGACGGCTACAAGATCGAGGTGAGCACCAACAAATGATCCTCGGAGAAACTTGCGTGAGGGGCGGCCAATGAGCGTCGTAATCTCGTCCAGCTTCGTCCTGTCCGATAGCGCGAGCGGCGGCGGGATCATCAACGCCGACAACCCGGTGATCGGCTGGCGCAATATCGTCACCTCAGCCAGCATCAGCGCGCTGACAGCGGCGAGCGGATTTCCCGCGTCCAACATGGCGAACCCTTCCACCAATCTGCGGTGGGAGGGCGCGGTGGCGAGCCCAGCCGATGACGAGTACATCACCATCAGCAACGCGGGCGTGGAGCAGCTTGATTATCTGGCCATCGCGCGTCACAATTTCTTCACCGCACAGATTGCTGTCAGCGTCGAATATCTCGACGTGGACGCCAGTCCCGACGCGTGGGTGGAATTGATCGAGCCGGGCATTCCCGCCAGCGACGGGCCTATCCTGTGGCGTTTCCCGACGCTCGCATATGCCTCGCTGCGCATCAGGATGCAACCCGGTTCGGCCGCGCCCACGATTGCCGTTGTCTATGCCGGTCTGTTGCTGGTCCTGCAGCGTCGT